TACAGAATTAAATTAAAACAAATTGTTGATTCACAAGAATTTAAAGAAATACTTGACTTACCATCAGAAGAAGGAAGTTCACAAACACTACGTGATGTACTTTCTACTTACGAAAAAGAAATGCAAATTAATGATGCTGTACTTGCACAAGCAGAAGCAGATGCACCTAAGTCAGGTTATAATACAAAACATTTATACACATTAGCAGTAGACGACAATGGTAAACCTGCATTAACTACTGCTGACGATACTACTATTGAAGCAAGTATTAATAGTGGTAATTTAGATGCAAGTAGAGTTTATGAAACACCTGAAAGAAACGGTTACTCAGGTTACCTTATTGGCGACGGTATTGCACCTAATGGTGAAGCGTTTGGACATGGCCCTAGTTTCCCACTAGGTCAAACTAAAGGAGATTACTTCTTAAGGACAGACTTTATGCCAAATAGATTATTTAGATATGACGGCCAACGCTGGGTCAAGTTTGAAGATAATGTTAGAATGGATCTAACTAATACTAACACTAGAAGTACACAGAAAACAGGATTTATTAATAACACTAAAGAAGACTCTATTGGCGGAGATACTATTAAAGAAAGACAAAGTCTTTCTAAAGCACTTAAACCTAAGGCGGATAATTAATGCAACATTTTTATGATGGTCAAATAAGAAGATACATTACTCAAATGATTAGACTCATGAGTAATTTTTCTTATGCTGATGGAAATGGTAACCTTACACAGATTCCAGTTATGTATGGAGATATTACACGTCAGGTTGGACATATCATTAGAGATAACAGTGAAAACAAAATTCCAAGTGCGCCACGCATGGGTGTATATGTAACTGGTTTAGAAATGGATCGTACACGTACTGCTGATGCAACTTATACAGGTAAAATACATTTACGTGAACGTACTTATGATGCAGATAATCAAGAATACTTAAACACACAAGGTAAAAATTATACTGTAGAACGTTTAATGCCTACACCGTATAATTTAAACATTAATGTTGATATATGGTCAACAAACACAGAACAAAAATTACAAATTATGGAACAGATATTAATGCTGTTCAATCCTAGTTTAGAAATTCAAACAACAGACAACTATGTAGACTGGACTTCGTTATCCGTAGTTAATTTAGAAAGTGTAAACTGGAGTTCAAGAAGTATTCCAATGGGCACTGAAAGCGAAATTGATGTTGCACAATTAAGTTTTCAAACACCGATCTATATTAGTCCACCTGCTAAAGTTAAGAAACTTGGTGTTATTACTAGTATTGTAATGAGTGTATTTGACGAATCAAGAGGTACTATTAACTTAGGTGATTCACGTCCAGAACTTCAAGCGTATAACGATGCATACGACACTACTATGAAGTCTGATGGTAAAAATAATACAAGTAGAGTTGATGCAAGTACTGTAATTAATGAATACTATGCCTATGATGCTATTGTAATGAATAATATTGTACAACTAGGCAAAAACGGAGTTCAAGGTAATATTAGTTGGCGTGACGTAATTGATCAAACACCTGGTGAATACGTAGCAAGTTTAAGCAGAATTGAACTTGATAGATTAGACTTTGGTTCACCTATTGTTGGTACATTTGCTATTAATACATTAGACGAAACACAAATTATTGTAAACTGGGATACTGATACTATTCCATCAAACACAGTACTTACTGGCCCTAATGGAGATTCAGGTACAGTTAATGCTATTATCGATCCACAAAAAACAAATCCAACAAATATTAAAGTTCCTGGGGCTAGAATATTATTACTAAATGCTATCGGCGACAGTGGTAATGCAGACGGTCCTGATGCATGGAAGGCTACTGATGGTACAGACTTTATTGCTGATGAAAACGACATTATCGAATGGAGTGGTACTGAATGGCAAATTGTATTCGATGCTAGTGAAAACGATGCATCAAACGGCCTTACATATACAACCAATTTAAATACAGGTGTCCAATATAAATGGGACGGAACAGATTGGTCCTTATCCTTTGAAGGCGAATATCAAAAAGGCACTTGGCGCCTAGTATTCTAGCATAACTACTTGTATGAAAGAAAATATTATATGTAGTGGTGCTCTCTTCTATACATTAAACACCCAAAGATTTCTATTCTTACATAGAACACAATCCAAACAAAACAATGTTTGGGGTCTTGTTGGTGGACGAAATGAAAGTGAAGAAATTCCATATAAAGCATTACTACGTGAAATAGAAGAAGAAATTGGTATGGTTCCAGATATTGTTAAGAGCATACCTTTAGAAACTTTTATTAGTAACGATGAAAAATTTAGTTTTCATACTTATTTGTGTGTAGTCAAAGACGAGTTTTTACCAAAACTTAATCACGAACACAACGGGTATTCTTGGGTTAGTTTTAATAACTGGCCTAAACCTTTACATCAAGGTCTCCGAAACACTTTACAAAACAAACAAAATCTGTTAAAATTACAAACAGTATTCCAATTAGTTTCATTAATAGAGAAGTAAGATGGTTAAAGTTTATGGCGATATAATGTTAGATCGTTGGATCGAAGGTACAGTTGACAGAATTAGTCCTGAATCACCAGTTCCAGTTTTAAAAGAATCTAATCAAAAATATAGCATTGGTGGTGCTGGCAACCTAGCACTTAATATTGCATCAATTAATGGTGATGTAGATTTGTTTGGTGTAGTTGGCCAAGACAAAGAAGGCTACAAAGTTTTAGAATTATTAAAAGACTCTAAAGTATCTGCAAACATAACGAGCGATACAATTACAACAACAACTAAAACAAGACTTGTTGGCCAAACAGGACAACATCTAATGCGTTGGGATAGAGAAGACCAATATGCTAAACTAGATGCCATTAATAAATTAGAAAACGCAACAGACGCAAATGATATTGTTTGTGTTAGTGATTATAATAAAGGTACTGTTAGAGCAGATACTATTGATAAAATTTTAAAAATAACTAAAAAAGTTCTTGTAGATCCAAAACAAGAACCGGGGTATTATACAGGGGCATTTCTTGTAAAACCAAATATGAAAGAATATGAACAATGGTTTGGAAAATTTAGAAAAGAAATTGCACTATTAAAAATAAAAGAATTTCACTGGGAATGGTTAGTTGTCACTGATGGTGCTAACGGCATTCATGTGTTACATACTTCAGGAAAATATAATCATTATAAAGAAGAAGTACACGAAGTTGCAGATGTTACAGGTGCTGGCGATACAGTAATGGCAGTTATTGCATACGGATTAGAAACAGGAATGGATATGTTTGATGCTTGTGAATTGGCTTGTTATGCCGCATCGCGAGTTGTAGAAAAACGTGGTGTTGCTGTAGTAACAGGTGCTGATCTAAATAGAGGTTTAGTATGGACTAACGGAGTGTTTGATATACTGCATACTGGCCATTTAAAACTGCTTAGACACGCACACACGCTTGGAAAACGTCTTGTGGTGGGCATTAATAGCGATGCCTCTGTTAAACGCTTAAAAGGCGAATTAAGACCCATTAACGACGAGTTTACACGTAAGCAACAACTAGAACAATTAGGGTTTATTGACGAAGTAGTTGTGTTTGATGAAGACACACCATTAGAAACCATTTTGCAAATCAAACCAGATATTATTGTAAAGGGTGGCGATTACACAGTCGAAGAAGTAGTTGGTCACGAATATGCTAAAGTTGATATCTTTCCAATAGTAGAAGGATACAGCACATCAAAAACAATTGAGAAGATGTTATCATGAGAATATTAGTTACAGGACATGAAGGATTTATTGGAAAAAATCTTGCTTCGTATTTAAACTACAAAGGACACGAAGTAGAAGGGTGGGAATGGCAACCAAACAAAGTTCCTGACCCAGCACCATACGATAGAATTATTCATATGGGTGCTATTTCAAGCACAACTGAAACAGATATTGATAAAGTGTGGGAACAAAATTACGAGTTTAGTATGCGTTTGCTACAAGTATGTGATAAGTTTGGCACTACGCTAATGTATGCTTCATCAGCAAATCAATATGGCAATATCAACGGCAACGTACCTATCAAAGAAAATGATAAAAAACTTCCTACGTCACCGTATGGTTGGTCTAAGTATTTGTTTGATAGAAGCGTTTTAGAAATTCCCGAATACACTTGTAATGTACAAGGATTTAGATTCTTTAATGTTTATGGTCATGGGGAAGAACATAAAGGTGATCAAATGAGTGTGTTTCACAAGTTTGAAAAACAAGCAAAAGAAACTGGTGTTATCAAAGTGTTTGAAGGAAGTGACAAAATTTATAGAGATTTTATTTGGGTAGGAGATGTATGCCAAATAATTGAAAAATTTATTGATGTTGATCAAACAGATGTTTGGAATATCGGAACAGGAAAGGCTAGAACTTTTTTAGAAATAGCAAATTTATATGCTAAAAAGTATGATGCTAAAGTAGAAGAAATTCCGATGCCGGATAAATTAAAACTACAATATCAATATTTCACAGAAGCAAACATTGATAAGTTAAGTAATACTATCGGAGAGTATAAATTTATGTCGATAGAGGAGTATGTAAATGGCGGCCAGGCATAGTGGTAAAGTAGACAAAGGTTGGGGCTACGAATTAATTTGGGCAACTAACGATTTATATTGCGGGAAAATTATGGTCTTTAATAAAAAAGGCAATAAATTTAGTATGCATTATCATAAAGAAAAAGATGAAACATGGTTCGTTAATCAAGGTAGTTTTAAATTACGTTGGATTGATACAACTACAGCAACCTTATATGAAAAGATTTTAAATCCGGGTGATACTTGGCACAATCCGCCATTACAACCACATCAGTTAGAAGCACTAGAAGATAATAGTTCTATATCAGAAGTAAGTACTGCGGATTCTATCGAAGACAACTATCGTATTATGCCTGGTGATAGCCAAGCAACACAACCGACAGAAGAAGTTACAAATGATCAAGGTGTATAAAACAGACCTTGAATGTAATTTAAACTTACTTAAACATTCATCTGTATTTTTAAACAACCAAATTATGAACGATATTGTAATGCCATTAGGTATGCAACACGTTCCTCACACCAGTAAGCCGACGGCAGTAAGTCAACAATACAATTTGTTTACAAGTCTTATGCCACCAATTTTTGAATTAAAAGAAAGTATTGCTGGATATTTTAAAAACAATGTTGATCACGATAAAGAACAATCATATTGGATTGTTGGTTGGCTAAACTTTTGGCCTAATAAAGGCGAAACATTGCCTTGGCATGGACACGAATACGGCGATGATGAAAACTGTTTTCATGGATATGTAGGTGTTGATTGCGAACCATCCGAAACTTATTATAGAACATTAGGTTCAGACAATGTCGAAGTAACCATTAAAAATTTAGATAGACAATTAGTTATTACTAATAGTAAAGGCGTTGAACATAGAACAAGTAATTGGAACGAATCTAGACCACGTATTACTATTGCGTTTAATATCCAACCTAGAGAAACTGTTTTACAAGAAGTAGGTAATAGACTAAACTATTACGTTCCTTTATAATTATGCTTGTGCCTCTGACCAACGTAGAATGATATTCGCTTGTGTGGATATACCACCCGTTTTATAAACGTTAATTGCTAACACGTCTGGACCGTTCGGGAATGTACCTCTACCACCTAGTGTAGTATTAGTTAACTCTTTCAATGAACTTAAATCAAGTAGTGATGATTCACCCGGTGTTGCAATGAATGAAAATACTGTTTCACCCGGTTGTGCATAAGGTGGTTGACCAAATAAGAACGATACAGTATCGCCTGGATTAATTGTTGTGGACGAACTCTGTGTAAAGCCAACTTCGTAGTATTCAGTTCCACCAAATTCGTCAATATTAACACTTGCTACATAAGTACCTGGTGGAAATTTAGTATCTGCTGGGTCAACTTCAGTACCAGCAATAGCACCTAGTGCGTCCCAAGATGCTTTTGTAAATAGCAATTTAGAAGCGTTACTTGTTGAACCACCAAAACTAAATGTATAGTTTGCGCCAGCGGCAACAAATGAATTGTTTCTTTGGCTTGTTCTAAATCTATATCT